TGCGAATGAATCAACACGTAGTGTACTTGTCCTGTACCGCTGCTTTCCGGCTCTATACCCTTCGGCATAGAGAAGTGAGGCAACAGCTGCAATCGCATAGACGATGGATTGCACAGGAAAAGTCACGGCGCTACCCTGAGCTGCGAACTTGTTTTGTTCGCAGCATCTTCCAACAAGTTCAGACCTCACCCTGGAGGTACGACTCGCATGAAGAAACTGGAGAAGCGAAGCATTCGAAGAGAATGCCCGCTCAACAGTCCAACATGTAAGTCGGTCTGAAGCTGACGAGAGATCGACAGTAGTTGATTCACCACTTAGTGAAGCAGCTAGTGCGTAATCCTGTGAAGGACCTTGATCGAAGAAATCGATACAAGCTCTCGCATGTGGGGTCATATGCTGGCGTAGCCAAGAAAGCAACGCTTGTTGACACCACTGGTTGGAAGTAGGCTCAGATGCTATGAGTCTAGGCTTGTCGTAAGTCTTAGGCACAGCGATAAGCTTTGCATAAGGCTCGGAACCCCAGGTTTCTGGAGTCCCCATTTCCACCAGACCCCAATGAGTAATCATTGAGGAGGGAGGGAATTGACGTGCAAGTCTAGATGACCAAGTCGGAAAGAGGTATTTATCCTCTCCGCTGGCTAGATCTGAGACGCGACCCGGACCGTGTCGTCCACAGAGTTCCCGAAGTAACACTTCATCCCTAGGGATGAAGTACCTTGCTGTAGTGTCAAAGAGACACAACAGCTCGGAGAGGTACCCGGAAACCCCACTAGCGTGGGAGGCAAACGTAGGTCGGTCTGCCATGGGCACAATGCCAAAGAGATCGTCAGAGTTCCATCCAAGTGTAGGATGGCGCAAAGACATATCGAGGTCAAAGTACTCATGGTGGGCTTTCCTTACGTTTGCTTCAGGGCACTCGATCTGGACTTTCTTGTACAGGTACAAGATTGTCCTAATAGATCGTACTTCGGTGACTGATGGTTCGATTCGCATCGATCCGTCAGCTGAGATGAAGAAGTCGACAAATGGAAATCGCGTGAAGCGACAACCATAAGTCTCCTTCTCGTACTTCCCAGGCCTAAGAGACCTTGGAACCATGTCGAACTGGAAATGACCAGTCGACAGGAACTTATCGAACAACTTCCCTAAGGAAGGAAGATCGACAAGTAGTACAGATATACCACGATGATCAACAAGATCGATCATAGTGTTATATATCTTTCTCAGTTTCTCTGTAGTTGGCACTGAAGCGAAGGCATCCGAATCAAGGTGTGAGGGTTCCGTAAGGGCCCAAAACCAAGGTTCGAAGTCTAAGCCATGCCAATGACGAAGTCTCATGGACAACTCCTATTGGGTTGAGATGAGACCCCTACAGGTGATGGAAGGTGAGTCTTACGACTCACCAGCCAACAGCTTGACGAGATTCGGCGCAGTCAAGAAGCCGCTCAACGAAGTGTTGAGCTGCGTGACCTTGGTAGCGTCCTGTTGCCCAATACGGGAAACGAAAGGACGCCAGACCGAGTACGACCCCACGATTTCATTCGAGGAGTTGTATTCAGTCGCGTCGATCCGCACCATGTGGGATGTTTCCCCACCACCACGATTCTTCGGAATGGTGTGTTTGATGGTCATGACGAAATCCGTCAGACCGATGGTGCCGGCGAAC